CGAGCGCATGATCCCGGTTCCGGGTTGGCATTCCAACCGCGAGACGAAACGCGATCTGCTGGGCAACTACCGCAAGGCGCTTGACGAGGGGCATTTCATCAACCGGAGCCTGGAAGCGCTGCGGGAGTGCGGGTGGTACCGGATGCTGGGCGACGGAGGTGTGATTCACAGCAGCGCCGCCATGACGGACGATCCGTCCGGGGCGCGCGAGAACCACGGCGACCGCGTGATCGCGGACGCCTTGTTGAACGAACTGTTCCGCCAGCAAATCGGTCTCTGCGTTATGGACAAAATCACGGGTCAGGGTAAGGTGGACCCGCAGAACCCGCCGGCCGGCAGTCTGGCGTGGGTCCGCCAGCAGCGCATGGGTCGGCCGAAGTTGCGGACCTGGAGCGCTTGAGGACGAGCGATATGAACGTGAAGCTGATGAACGAGCAGCAGCAGAAGGCGCTCGTGGCGATGCACGGCTTTGTGGAGGCTATGGCGCAGGAGGGCCTTTCGCTGGTGGACTGTTTGGGTGTGCTGGCGGTCGTCGAACACGACCTGCGCGTGATGCTGAACGCGATGGCTCGGCAGGTCGCCGAACAGCGCGGCCCGCTCATCACGGTCCCGCACCTGCGGATGAAGAATCAGGGCCTCGAACCGGGCGGAAACGGCCATGCCGATCATCGCTGACGAGCAGCTTGGTCGTTTGCGGGAGGCGGTCCGCGACAGCTATCGGCGTCTGGAGCCGTTTCGCCGGCACCGGCTGGACGCTCTGCGGCAGTACGTGGGGCACCGCTACAGCGACAACGGCAACCCGGCCAGGGTTTATGCGAACTTCCTGGAACTGGCGGTCAGCATTTACGTGCGGTCGCTGGTGTCGAGCCAGCCGCGCGTGCTGGTCCGGCCGCGCATGGAGCAGTATTGGCACGAGGCGTACACGCTGGAACTCGACACGAACGAGTTGCTGGAGGAACTGGATTTTCGGGACGTGATCCGCCGCTGGGTGCATGAGGCGATGTTCTCGGTGGCGTACCTGAAGGTCGGACTGACGACGAACGCGGCGGGCGAATTGCAGCCCTTCGCCGATCCGGTCGATCTGGACAACTGGGTCCAGGACATGCAGTGCCGGACGTGGTCGCAGGTCCAGTTCTGCGGAGACCGCTACACGATGCCGCTGGCGACCTTGCGGGAAAACCCGGAGGTTTACGACGAAGGCGTTGTGGCGGACCTGAAGGCCGACGAGGTCCGGCCGGTGGACGGCGAAACGGGTGAGGAGCAGACCTGGCTGCTGGCGTCGGGCGAAAGCAGCTTCGGCGAAACGTTCGAGGATGTGGTGCTGCTGTGGGACATCTGGCTGCCGCGGTACCGCACGCTGCTGACGTTCGCTGAGCAGAGCGACGCGGCGCGCGTTCTGCGGGCCGTCGAACTGACGGGTCCGGTCGAAAGCCCGTATCATCGGCTCGCGTTCGAGGAGGTTCCGGGCAACGCGATGCCGCTGCCGCCCGCGGCGCTGTGGGCCGAGATGTCGGCGCTCCAGAACGACCTGTTCGACAAGATGGCCGATCAGGCCCGCCGACAGAAAACGGTGCTGGGCGTTCATGCGTCGGCCGCGGAAGATGCGGACCGGATCGTCAAGTCGGAAGATGGGGATGTTATCAAGATGACGAACCCGCAGGGGATGCAGGAACGCCGCTTCGGCGGGCTGGACCAGCCGACCCTGGCGTTCGCGCTCGCGATGAAGCAGCTCTACAGCTACATGGCGGGCAACCTGGACGCTCTGGGCGGACTGGCGGCCCAGGCCGAGACGCTGGGTCAGGAGAAGTTGCTGGCCGGCAGTGCTTCGCAACGGCTGTCCGACATGCAGGATTGCGTGGTGTCGGCGGTCCGCGGCGTGTGCCGCGACCTGGCGTGGTACCGCTACAGCGACCAGTTTCGCTACGCGCAGGTGTACAAGCCGGTCCTGCCCGAAATGGGCATCGGGGTCTACGAGCAGATCGTTCCGGGCGGATACCAGGGCCGCTTCTCGGACTTCAAGTTCGACCTGGAGCCGTACTCGCTGCGTTCGCTGTCTCCGGCCCAGCGTTTGCAAATGCTGACTCAGGTGCTGGGCCAGTACGTGATGCCGGCCCTGCCGATGCTGGCGCAACAGGGCCGCGGACTGGACTTCGACAAGCTGCTGGAACTGGTTTCGCGTTACCTGAATCTGCCGGAGTTGCAGCACGTCTTGAAAAACGTGCCCGTTAGTGGTAATGATTTCGACGGCGGCGGGAATGCTCCGTCGGCCCCGACGCAGCGGAACTACACCCGCACCAGCGTGCCGCAGCCGATGAACATGGAAAACGAGATGGTCAGGTCCGGCTTGAAAAATCGACCCGCGACCGAACAGGTCGCCTAGATGCCGCGGTATGCCTTCCAATGCGATTCCTGCGGACAGGCCGAAGAGCTCGCAAGACCCATGCGCGACGCGGGCCGCAAGGCGTGGTGCCCGAAGTGTGGACACCCCATGCGACGCGACTTCGCGGCCGAATGTGACGCGAGTCGGACAACGGCCGCCTGGCCGCTGTGCTCGACCGCGGCCGGCTGCCCGCCGGAACAGATACCGGAAATGCAGGCGGCCCTGCACGCCCGCGGTGCCTATGCGGACTTCCGGCCGAATGGGGATATTGTCTTTGAGTCCCGCCGACACCGGAAGCAGATTTGCCGCATCCTGGGACTGCACGATCGGCAGGGCGGCTACGGAGACCCGTGACGATGGGAAGTGATGTCGAAACGATCGCGGCCGCGACCAACGCGGAATTCGAGGCGCTGCCGGAGTTCCTGCCGAACGCTGGACTCGACGCCGGCTCGGCCCCGACACCGGCCGAACCGCTGGCGGAAGTGGACAAGTTTCTCGAAGAGGGTTTTTCGTCCGCAGAGCCGGTCGTGGAGACCGAGACGGAACCGGACGCGGCGGAACCGGCGGCCGAGCCGAACACGACCACACCGGGATTTCCGGCCGCTCTGGTGCAGCGGGCGCGCGAATCCGGATTTGATGAGCATGACCTGGCGAGCTTTACCGGCGCGTCCGAACTGGAACGCGCCCTGAACGTTCTTGATCGGAACCTGGGGCGGGCCGCGTTGGCGGCCGCCCGCAACACACCCGCGGCCCCGGCAAGTCCGGCTGCGGGCCGGACCAACGGCGCGGCCGCGCGAAACGCCGCGCCGCCGCCTTCGAGCGCGGCCCCGTTCGGCGCGGAACGCTTCCGAATTCCGCTGACTGAAGAGGCCCGCGAGACCCTTGATGAAACGCTCGTGCAATCGCTGGATGCCATGAATGCCCACTACGCCGAGCGGATCGAACGGGCCGAGGCGGCCATCGTGCAAATGGTGCAGCAGTTCGTGCCGGTGGCGCAAAAGCTGCACCTGAGCGAGTTCGACCGGCTGGTTTCGGAAGCGCCGGACGAGTACCGCGACCTGCTGGGCAGCGCCATGTCGGAGGATTTGGACGCGGCCAGCGCGGAATTCAAGAACCGCGTCAAGGTCGCGCAGGACATGGAGTTGCTGCACGCCGCGGCGGGTCGCCGGCCCGGCCGGCCGCCTTCGGCCCGCACCCTGTTTCAGCGGGCGCTTTCCAACGTATTCGGCGACGTGACGCAAGGCGCGGCGAAAAAGAAGGCGGATCAGCAGGCGGCCGACAAACTGCGCGAGCAGAGTCGCCGCGTTTTGGCGCGTCCGACGCAACGGACCGGCAACGCCTCGTCTGGATTGTCGCCGGACGAACGGGCACGCCGGACGGTCCACGACAAACTGGTGGAGTTCGGCGTCAAGCGCGCGTAAGCGTTTCAATTTGAAAGGAGGTTGGGTCCATGCCCAACTTGACCACTACTCAGATCGCGGACCTCGTGGCTTCGACGCTGAAGAGCTACGGTCCGCTCAAATGGACGGATTTATCCACGGACTTGCAGGAGATGTACATGCTCCCGCAAATCCTCAAGCAGAAGCGGGCGACCATCGGCGGAGGCCAGAAAATCCAGCGTCAGATCATGACGGACCATTCGCACTCCGCGAAGAACGTCGGACTGTACGACGTGGCCAACCCGAACTTCGGCGACTACCTGTCCACGATCGAAGTGGACTGGCGGCACACGATGGTCGATCAGACGATCGAGCGGCGCGAATTGCTGGTGAACAGCACGGAAAACCAGATTGTCCAGCTCATCAAGCTGCGCAAGGCCGCGATGGACGTGGCGCTGGCGAAGCAGATGGAGGACAACGGCTGGCTCAAGGGCACTTCGGACGACGGCGTTACGCCGTTCGGCGTCCTGTACTGGGCCAACAAGTATGCGTCCGGCTCGGCAACGCCGGGCTTCAGCGGCACGTCTCCGTTTGGGAGTAACACGTACTGCGGCGGATTGAACCACCTCCGCTGGAAGAACTGGGCTGGCCAGTACACGAACGTGTCGAAGGCCGACCTGATCGCCAAGCTGCGCCGGGCCTTCCGCAAATGCGATTTCAAGAGTCCCGTTCCGATGCCGACCTATGCGACCGGCAAGGCGCGGTACGAACTGTTCACCACGGTCAGCGTGCTGGAGGGGATGGAGGAACTGGCGGAGTCCCAGAACGACACGCTGGGCAAAGACCTGGCTTCGACCAGCGGCAATACCACGTTCTGGCAGACGCCCGTGCGCTGGGTTCCGGCGCTGGAGGACGACTCCCACGCCCCGATCTACGGCATCGACTGGAACGTGTTTCAGGTCGTGTTCCTGGAAGGCGACTACATGCACTACCAGACGTATCAGGCCCCCAACCAGCCCAACACGACGGTGATGCGCGTGGACTGCACCTACAACACGATCTGCACGGACGTGCGACGCCTGTTCGTGCTCTCCACCGGCACCGACAAGAGCTAACGCAGAAAGGATGCGAACATGAACAAGGTGCAATACAAGGGCTACAACGCCAACTCCGGCCCCAGCCCGGCCATCTGGGCCGATTGCCCGTGGGCCGAGATGCAGGTTGACCCGAACGTCGGGTTTACGTTCTGGGATGACTTCGTGAACTTCCCCAAGACGCTCGGCACGACCGAGGGGAACTGGGGGAGCTATACGTCGTTCGGCTCCTCTGGTTCGACCTGCACGGCCGGAACGGGCGTCGGCGGCGAGCTGGTTCTGACCGAAGCGACCGACAACGAGGGCTGGTGCATCCGGCAGCTTCCCTGCCCGTTCAAGCTGATTCGCGGCGGCGGAGCGTTCTGGTTCGAGGTGCGCATCAAGACCTCGACGATCGCCGATACGAAGTTCGGCTTCCTCGTCGGACTGATGGACAACACGGCCGTCAGTGTCGGCATTCCGCTCACGATCGGCGGCGCGCTGTACGACACCAACCTGTGCGGGTTCCACCGGCTCGAAGGCGACGGCGACAAGCTGGACACGGTCTACAAGGCGGACGGCGTGACGGCCGTAACGCTCCAGGCCGACGCCGTTACGCTGGTGGCCGATACTTACGTCAAGGTGGGCTGGAAGTACGATCCTTCCACCTACGTGCTGACGTTCTACAGCAACGGCACGGCCCTGGCGACGACCAAGACGATCCCGTCCGCGGCCGGCACGGATTTCCCGAACGATGTCACGATGGGATTCGTGCTGGGTGCGACGTATGCGGCCAGCGATTCGCAGACCGCAACGATCGACTGGGTGCGAATCGCTCAGTTGCGAACGTAGGAGCCGGCCTTGGCCGCCCTGACGCTCACCCGCGACGATCTGTTCCAGGAGGTCGGCGAGTACCTCGGCTGGGGCCGCACCCTGGCGGGGTACTCGGCCGCCCAACTGGCCGATCTGGCGGCTTACGTGGGGTCGGGCCTGCGCCAGTTCTATTACCCGACGCCCGTGGGCGGCCGGGCGCATCGCTGGACGTTCCTTCAGCCGATCGTGAACCTGACGCTCTGGAAAACCCAGACCGCCACGGCGGCCGAAGTGGCGGCGGCGACGAAGTCGTATGACGCCCCGACCGGCAAGACGACCATCACGATGCCCGGAACGTGGACCGGCTCGTTCTACGAAAGCATGATCGGCCGGTCCACGGCGTTCGTCACAGGCGGCTCGTTTACCATCACGGACTACACGTCGGCGCTGGTTTGCAAGGTTTCGGGCAACGCTTCAGCCGTGACCGGAATCATGACGGTCGCGGCCAATGGCGATTACCTGTTGCGGAGCGACTTCGGCGGCCTGGCGGGCGACCTGACGTTCGATGCCGAAACGTATCAGACGCCGATTTCGGTCGTCGGAGAAGGGCAGATTCGAATCTGGCGGCAACGCGATTCGGACAGCCTGAACCGGCCTCGCATGGCGGCGACTCGCCCGCGCGTTCTGACCGCGACCGCGGCCCAGCGCTACGAGTTGTGCGTTTACCCGACGCCCAACGTGAATTACGCGGTGTCGTTTCGGATGTCGGTTCTGCCGGCCGCCCTGGCGGCCGCGGAACACCCCTACGGCGCGGACATTCACGCCGAGACGATCCTGGCGTCCTGCATGGCCGTGGCGGAACGCCGCAAAAACGATACGGCCGGAATCTGGGCGCAACAGTTCGCGGAACGGCTCATGGCCAGCATCGCGCGCGATGAGGTCATGGGCGCACCGGATTACTTCGGACGAAACGGCGCGTCGCGCGGCGGTGTGGCGCGCTGGACCGACAGCCAGTACGTCACGTACAAAGGCGTGCTGTACGATTAGGAGCGAGTCATGCCGCTGCAATACGGCCGAGACGCACAATGCGAAATGGTGGACGCAACCGGCACGACCACGCTGGCGACCGATACAGCCGCGACGTATACGTTTTCCGCTGCGGTCCACGGAGCCTACGTGCAATCGACCAGCAACCTGCTGGGAGTCGTCTACGTGACGTGGAACGCCGCGACCGCGGACGATAACGACTGGGACAACT